TGGCGGAACTGGTAGGGCAACATTGACCAATCATGGACTCTTAGTGGGTGCAGGCACTACAGCTATTACGCAACTTGGTGTGGCTACTAACGGACAATTGCCTATTGGCTCAACAGGCGCTGATCCTGTATTGGCTACGCTGACAGCGGGTACTAACATAGCTATCACCAACGGAGCAGGAAGCATAAGCATCGCTGCTAATACTACTTCACAAGTAGTTGCCTATACTGCAGTCAATCATGCTGCTTCACCGTATACAGTTCTAGCTACTGATTACTATATCGGTGCTAACGTAACAGCTGGTGTAATCTCTGTGTTGTTACCCAACGCTCCTACTACAGGAAGAATATTTGTGGTAAAAGATGTTGCAGGCCTTGCAGCTTCAAGCAATATCACTATTACGACAGTAGGCGGTGCGGTCAATATCGATGGAGCAACAAGCTTTGTTATGAATACGGCTTATGAATCAGCATCATTGATATTCAATGGAGCAGCATATGAAATCTATTGATAAATCTCATACGTATTGTAAAATAGATTCCTATAATATTTTTACTAGGAATATCGATGCGCAAAAAAAGATTTGGGATTGCCAAAATATATCAAAAGAAATCAGGAGTATACAGAATGAATAATCTTGTAACTAATGATTTCTACATAGGTTCGTCGGGGAATATATATAACCGGTATTATTCTCACTGGAATATGTTAAAAGATGGAGATCATCCTAACTCTAAAATAAGAAATCATGCGCTATTGCATGGAAGAGATAGTTTTGATTTTCAAGTTCTTGAATATTGCGACAAGCAACTAATGTATGATCGAGAACAATATTATTACGATACTTTAAGACCTACCTATAATGCTTGGACAAACGTGCGTAATGGAACTGGATTTAAGCAATCTTTAGAATCGATTGAGAAATCTGTATCCAAAAGAAAAGGGCGAAAATTTGGCCGAGAGTTTCGTGACAAGCTAAAAGAAGCTTGGGCTAGAAGAAGAGAAATGCCTGGGTATAAAGATTCAATTAAACATTTAGATAAAACGGGCACTAAACATACTGCAGAATCTAAACTAAAAATGAGTCTAAGTGGAAAAGGAAGAGTTTTTACGGAAGAACATAAAGAAAAAATACGTAAATCCAGGTTGAATACCGAATGGGATTCTATAAACAATACATGGATTAAAAAGGGAGTAAAAAATGAGCGCATATAAAAGAATAAGCCCTATGCCCATCATAGAGGGCGGAACTAATGCCACGACCATGGCTACTACTGATGGCGTGGTGTATTACGATGGTACGCGATTAGTCACCACAGCAGTCGGTACAGCAACACAAGTATTGACCTCTAATGGTGCTGGTGTGGCACCTACCTTTCAGGCAGCTGGTGGTGGAGGTGGTGGAGTAACTACCATAACTGGTGACAGCGGTGGTGCTTTAACTGGTTCTAATATCACTTTTACCGGTGCTTCTACAGGATTAACCTTCTCAGGAGCATCAACTACTGAGACACTGACGGGTACTCTGGTTGTAGCTAATGGTGGTACGGGTAGAGCAACGCTCACTAATCACGGAATATTAGTTGGGGCAACAACCACAGCAATAACTCAAGTGGCTCCTTCTGCAACAGCTGGTATTCCCTTTGTGTCTGCTGGAGCTTCAGCTGATCCTGCTTATGGAACTGCAGTAGTTGCCGGTGGTGGCACGGGTGATACAAGCTTTACAGCATACTCAGTTGTGTGCGGGGGTACGACGTCAACTGGTGCGCTTCAGAATGTGTCTGGTGTGGGTACATCGGGACAGGTATTGACCAGTAACGGCGCAGCTGCGTTACCTACATGGCAAGCAGGTGGTGGTGGGGGTGGTGGTATAACAACTATCGCAACGCCTTCAGGAAGTGCTACAGGATCAACAGTAACGTTCAATACTGTCGCAAGTAGTCAGTTACTATCAGGTGGCTTTAGTGCTACAGGATCAACGGTTACGCTAACGTTTCAAGATTCTGTAGATAATATATTTATAGGTAATGGCGCCGGAAAAACAGGTTCTCCCTCCCAAGATAATGTGGGCATTGGAAACGCTGCCCTGAATTCCATCGATCCAGCTTCAGATGGCTCAAATGTTGCTATAGGATTCAATGCTCTTGCCATACTAACTACCGGCAACTCGAATGTTGCTATAGGAGAGTTAGCGGGTGGTGATGGATCCAGTGGTGGTGTAGTAACGGGAAGCAATAATATTTATATTGGTAGTCTTACAGGTATTAGCGCGGATACAGCTGATTCAAGTAATATCTATCTCAACAATAATGTTGCAGGCTCTGAGTCTCATAAACTTCGCATAGGCAATGCAACAGGAACTGGTGATCAGGAACTTAATGCTGCATTTGTTTGTGGCATTACCGGTATCACCGTTACAGGTACGCCGGTACTTATATCTACTTCTAACCAACTTGGTATCGCCGTATCATCTGCTCAGTTTAAGCATGATATCAAGGATATGGGTGACGATAGCTCAAAGATATTGCAGCTTAAGCCTGTTACCTTCCTGTGGGATAAATCATCTGCCCCTGGCCTTGCTGATGCTACTGATGAACGACAATATGGATTGATCGCTGAAGAAGTAGCTGAAGTGATGCCTGATCTGGTGACTTATCAAGATGGTAAGCCATTGACAGTCAAGTACGCAGACCTACCCGCTATATTACTCAATGAGATACAGAAGCTACATAAACGCATAGAAGCATTGGAGGCACGATGAGTAACAGACTTGGCGGCAAACAAGGTACAGCGTATCTAGGTACTAATGCCAATCAACCACCTAATATGCATTTCAACGATAGAGACCCAAACCAATACGATATTAATAACGTAGCCCTTGGTGATGAATGGCTCAATACAGCTAATAAGGTGACCTGGAAGCTGGTATCCCTTGCGGGCAATAGCAGTTCTCGTGGAGCTCTTGCTGAATGGGTCATGATCAGCGGTGGTAGTGGTACATTAATATCCCTTGTATCTGACTCGGGAACTGCAGTGCCAACAGCCGGCGAGATCACGATAGCTGGTGGCAGTAATATAAATACCTCGGCTACCGGTAGTACGCTTACGGTCAATCTAGATAGCTCTGTGTCTATCGGTGGCTCGTTTATAGCGGGTACTACAATAGCTTCAGGAACAACTATTACTGCGGGTACTAATCTTGTATCTACTGCTGATACGATTGTCGGTGACGATTTAACGGTGGCTGACGATGTAACCTTTACGACTATTACCAATGGCGTACTACAGACCAATGGAAGTGGTGTAGTAACTGCAACCAATGGTACCAATGGTCAAGTGCTGATCGGTGGAGGAGCTGCACCTACATGGGCAAATCTTACCTCGTCTGGCGGCACTATAACCATCACTAATGGTGCTAACTCTATCAACCTTGAAGCAGTTGGTGGTGGAGGAGGTAGCGGTAGTGGATCACTGGTATTTATTGCTGAGCAGACAGCAAGTGGTGATACGAGCTTAGACTTTACTGGTGGGATAAATAGTACGTTTAACGATTACTACATTATTCTTGACGAGATAAACCCTACCGTGGCCAATAATAGCTTTGTATTGCAGCTGTCAGTTAATGGTGGGTCTACATGGATAACGACAGGCTATGTAAATAGCAGCACAACAACAACGGTGGGTCTGGAGCTTGTAGGAATCAGTGGCATCACTGTACCATCTATTACAAGTTTTTCTTCAGCAGTAGCAGTGATACATAACGTCACAAGTGGCGTAGATTATGTCCAATCTACTGGTGGATTGAATGCAGGAATATGGGATCCTATGACTGGCCTTGTTGGCAACAGCGGGGGCAATGGTTCATATGCAACCCCTAATATAGTGGCGAATGCCTTTAGGTTTCTTTATGACGATGGATCGGCGTTTGATGGTACTGTTAAGATATATGGATTAGCTACAACGCCAGTGCCAGTCTTTGGTGGTGGATCGTTAGTATTCATAGAAAAGCAGACAGCCAATAGCGATACCAGTTTGGATTTCCTCAATGGTATCAGCAACGTTTACGATAACTATTTTGTGCTCTTGAACCAACTGCAGCCCACAGTAGCTAATAAGGAATTTCTTGTTCAGTTATCTACAAATGGTGGGTTTTCTTGGATAACTTCTAACTATTTTTCTGGTGTCGGGCAACCTACAACTGGAATAGAGTTAGTGAGTCCTATCGCCTCAGTAACTAGTTTTACAAGCGCACAGTCTTTCTTGATGAATATTACCTCTGGTATTGGCTATGCTAATGCAAATTCGGTTCAATTCCAGATATTGGACCCTATAGCCGTCTCAAATACTTTTGGTCAATGGGCTGGGTTTTATAGAACAGCAAACATATCTGCTAATGCGTTACGCTTTAAGTACTCAGATGGTTCTCCGTTTGATGGAGATATTGAACTTTATGCGTACAGCAATACTGCGGTGTCTCCATCAGCCACAACAGGCCTTGTATTCATATCAGAACAAACAACAGCAAGTGCAACATCGCTTGATTTTACGACAGGGATTACGAGTACCTATAAAGACTATCTGATGATTATCAAGAACTTAAAGCCAACAGTTGCGGGTAAGAACTTCTTAGTTCAACTCTCAATCAATGGCGGTGGAGCATGGATAACTACCAACTACAATAATGTGACCGGCGGTGGCACGAGTGGTATTAATATAGCGGCACAAAATAGTGGCACAACACCAACAACAGACAGCTATACCGATGGCAGCGCTATCCTAATGAACGTGACTACGGGAGTAGGTATTGTTGGTATGGCGACTTCAAGTGTGGCTATCTTTGATCCAACGGCTATGACTACCCAGGGAGCTAATGCTTCTGGCTTCTATCTAACGCCTACTACCCTCGTAGACGCATTACGATTTAAGTACGATGATGGTTCAGCATTTGCTGGAACAGTAAAACTATACGGGTATGTGGATTAGCTTGCGTTGATATTATATGCGTTCTAGACTGGCCCGGAATATGTGGTTGACCCTCTACGGTTTGTACCAGACTGTCCGTAGAGGGTCTAAAAAAAGGAGAATCGTATGATGCACTGGGTAAAATTAGCGTTGCTAGCTGGCGCAATAGTATTAGTCATAGCAGTAGAAAGAATGCGCCCTACTTTGCTTAAGCCGGACAATGTTATAGAGCAGATGATCGAAGAAGAGATCAAAGAAGAACTACATATTGATGTAGATTTATCGCCTGAAGAAGCGAAATAAGCCGTCTTCATCTACACACCTCCTTGTGTGACACCACTCTGTGCTAAAATACAGGGTGGTGAATTATTTTTTACACAGAGGATGTTATGAATCGATTACTTTTAACTGTCGTCATGGTGTCGACGGTTGCCTATCCATCAGCACGAGAACCCGTCATACCGGTGACTAATCAGTCGGTTGATAGTGACAAGGCCAAGTTCTTAGTCTGGGAGCACAAGGGCTATGCGTTGTTGTTTAAGAAGCAGACTGCCAATATGCAGATGCAGTTCTCACCTACCCGTAAACGCAAAAAGAGATACTTTTTAGAGCCAATAGATTATAGGCCATTAGGGCCACTGATCGAGGTGGATCGCTATTAGATTGACGAATTGCTTGAATTGCTGCATCTTTTGGGGATATTAACCCCCACGTAAACCATATGAATCCGTGGGGGCTACGCATCAAAGGGATCATTCCCTTCGACAACGAGCAGTATGTTTTAGACGCCTACTGCTCATCAATTTATCGCATTACCTTTCCTATCTCTTCTTGCAACTTCTCTTCCTTGCCAGGACTATATACTCCCACCGACTGCCACACCGGCATCGATTCATCGTTACTTATCTGCACATACATCTCATACTGACTTGCTACTAAGAGAGTCTTGCAGAGGGTTCCATAAGCACAATGATCATATTTGCCAGGAGGGCCATGTCTGATAAGAGTATGCTGCATTATCTTTTCCTTTTGGTGTATTCTTCGTCTACCTTTTTGATCTTACGTATCTGAGCCTGTGCCTGATGATAATATTCTCGTGGCAGATCAGCCAAGGTATCAATGCCATGCTTCTCCATGATGTCCTTAGCTATAGCCTCATAGCCATCAAGTTCAATCAAGAGCTCTTGGTATTGGGTAGCATTGACTACATCATGGCGGTCTACTGCTTCTTTGCTTGGCTCTTTAGGCTTGCGTACCATCTCTATCAATCGTTCTTCTGCCTGTAAATCTCCATCATCATCAAAGTCAGGGCTGTTCTTAGAGGGGGCTATACCGAGTATCATCTCCGCCTGACGCCTACGAATAGTTCTCTCGAGGTTGCCGGTGCTTCTCTCGCTGCTTGCTGATACGATGCGGGCACAAGATGAGATATACTGGTTGGAAGAGTGACCAAGGCTCGTCCATAAAAGACGAACGCCTGATCCTTCGTCTAACCTTTCAGTGCTCTGAAAGAAACCAAGACCATTTGACGCTAACGATTCCCGTACGGCTTCTAATATAGCCTCAAGGTTGGCAAACTTGCCCCTGGGTCCTTCCTCGTTGGGTATAGGCTTCTTGTAGGTGCCTTGTGCCTTGGATAGGGCTCCCATGATCTCACCAATCTCTGCACTTCTATAGTTATTTGCTTCCACTTAACTTCCTTCTATAATGTTCGTAATCAGGTATTAGATGTCGGTAGTTCTTCTGCATAAATTTATGCTCGAGGGACATCTGAGTGATTAGATCTTGCAGTCTGCCGTAATACATAGTCTGTATCATGGCCTCAGGCCTACGAAAGACATTCAGATCTTCATGTATTAATCGACACAGTTCATGAAATTCCTTAAAGATATCATGCAATATGCGCTCTTTATCATTTTCTTCTGATTCCTTTAGGCGTGCTGCTCGCATTCTTTTTCCTAGCCATAGAAGATCCCACACCCAATATGCAATAAAGGCTAAGAATACTGATACCCAGAATCCCCAGAACAATGCTGAATAGGTATCAAGCTTGCTCAGTTTCTGAAGTAGGTACTCTTGATTAAACGACACTTCATACTTGCCTGCTTCTATTAAAGGCATATGCTCTCCTATTTTATTTAGAGTCTCCATTCCTAACCCTTTTTATCGAGCATCAAATCCTGTCCAATGTAATACAGCCCAAGCTGCACCAAATGTTAAAAGTAATATAAGATCATTCATGTTTGCTCGTTGTGTTTATCAAATTGTTCTCTGTAGCATATATAGCAGGATTTCTGTCCCGGATACTGGCTATGCTGAAGGCATATGGGGCACTCGTCGAATTCTACCCGTGAATTTTTGTCACGGGTTATTATAGGCTGTTCAGTTCGTGACATTTTCTCCTGCACTGGGCTCTTCTTTTTCAACATATTTTAGTCCTGCTTTCTTTAGACTCTCTATGAAGTTGGTGTATTCGTTGACCGCAGTCACGGCATACTGATGTCGATACGTTATGAAGTGATATGCTACGTACAGTTCGTTGAAGCTTTGCTGTATGCCTTTGAGTATACGATTTACCTCGTCCTCGTGTTCCGGTCCTTCGATGATCTTGCCTCGGTGGCTATTAAGCTCTTCATGCAGCTTTATGTATTCTGCGTAGACTCTGTTCATCTCAGTGTCCAGCTCAAAGGTTAATTTTTCTATTGTGCTCATTACTGTTCCTTTTTTATGGGGGTTAGTTGGTATTCTTCTTTCGATTCTTTTCCATTTCTTCTCTTATCATGGAGCTTGATCCTTCACACAAAAGGAAAAACTTTTCTTCTATTAATTTATGTTTTATAGCGAATGCTTTTGACTCTTGAGTAAAGTTGCTCATTAAGACCTCTTGAAACATAAAGAAGTCTCTCTTTACCCTGTTGGGGGGATTATCGCCAAGAGTTTCACGGGCTCTACTGAAAAGTAATCGCCATGCTATTACAAGTTTACATAAATCAAAGGCAGCAGGATTTTCCTTCCTAGTTTTTCCTACAACGCAACCGCAATTGTAGTCTTCAACTTCTTTGTAACAGTAATCGCACATGTTTTTGTTCATTTTTTCGCCTCTAATTTCTCTATTCTTTTATGTAATACCGCTATGGCTTCAGATGTCATACGCACCGTCTTGGCAACATTTAATATATCATCCTGAAGCCCACAATGAAGTTCTACTCTCTTTTTCCATATCTCCACAATCTCCATCGTCAGAACTACCAACCAGGCGAAGATAGATATGTGTGCAATAGTGTCTATCGTTTGGGAAATAATAGGATTCATGGGTTAACCCTTTTGTTGCCATCGCACGCCGCTTGGGTTATTTCTTTCCCAGTTATAACCCAACTTATCAAGCTCTTCTTCGTAGTATGCCCACGGGAACTCTATAGAATTCAACTTATCAATTTTGTCTTGGGGAAGTTTTCCCATGAATCTAAGTGAAGCTTGTTCTAAGCACCAATCGAACAGTTTTTCTTTTTTGCCTACGTTTTTGAACATTTTATTCCTTTATGGTTTGGTTTTTTACTTCTTTCACTATACTACAGCATGATTCATTGTCAAGCCTATTTACATTACCAAGATATCATGTATAATAGTAAAGAATTATTAAACCCACGAGGAGTATATATGAGAACAGAAGCAGAATTAGATCTCCTGAGTAGATTGGACAAGGTGTCCAAGACGGAGTTCATACCTACTACGGTGCTCGCACGAGAGATAGGCATATCATGGCTTACCTTGAAGGCTATCACTAACCCCAATCCTACTCAGCCAATAAAGAGCATCGTTATGCGTAAAGTAAAAGCGTTTGTAGAGAAGTACGAAGGAAAATAATGGAAGATGTCAGGGACGTAAAGATCAAGAGGCTTGAGGTCGAGCTTGCTCGCAAAGAGATAGAGCTTGAAGCTGTTCGTAGTATCTATCAAGCATGTAGAGATGCAGAAAGAAAGCATCCTGAATATAGATTCAACTTTGACGGTAAGGTGGAAATTGAGCAATGAACGAATTACATAGCGCCCAGTTAAACGAATTGTTTGCAGCCTTAGCCAATGCCCAGGATGAGTTTCCCCGCGTAACCAAGGGGGCTAAGAGCCACTATGGCAAGTATGCGAAGGCAGCAGATATACTCAATCCCTTATGGCCTACTCTCAAAAAGTATGGGCTGAGTGTCCATGAGGTACCCTTGGTGAATCTTGAGCATGGTTTAATGATCCTCCAAGTAAGGCTCAACCACTCCTCGGGACAGTTTACTACTGCACAATGCATAATTAGACCTAAGAGCGACGAAGACAATGTGTGGGGTAGTAGTGTTACCTTTAGGCGTAAATACCTCTACAAGGGCATACTTGGCCTTGCTGAAGAAGAGGAAGTGCAGGATCCTCCTATTACCGTAACGCAACTCCAGGAATTGGTAGCTGAGGCTTCAAAGGGAACCAACAGCGATGAGCTATGGAAAGCTATCAAAGAGAAAAGCAAAATAGATAACCCTAGACAGCTGTATGCTGCTGACTTTGAGGACGTGAAGAAATATATAATCCAAAACAGAAAGTAGATCGATGAGAATAAAAGGAAGAGTAATAAAGCGCATTGATGAATTGGACTTGAATATTCGTGTTGTTAACGTGCTCCACAAGCACAATATAGAGACGATAGACAAGCTTATGAAGATGTCCAAGGACAAGATATACAATCTATCAGGACTTGGCTTTAAGGGAGTCTGGTTGCTTGAGGTAGCCCTCAGGGAAGTAAATATAACCCCTCACTTTAGTGCGGATGAACGAGAAGAAATAAGATTTGCGTTAAAACTACAAAGGTAATACATGAATATAGTGATACTTATCGGCAAAATATCGGCTGATATAACTACTAGAGAACCAAGACCAGGCATGACCGTAGCTACTATACCATTGCAGGTAGAGCGTCCATTTAGAGCCAAGGATGGCTCAGAACACAAGGAATCATGCTTTATCGATGTGACAGTATGGAACCAAGAAGCAACACGCTGTGCGTGGGTATTTAAGAAGGGTGACTTGGTAATCGTAAAGGGAAGAATAAAAGCTGAAAAGTGGCAAGAGAAGGATACAGGTAAAGATCGTTGGAAGCATATCATTGCTGCTGATAGCATAGATCCTATGATAGAATCAACGGATAATGTCATGCAAGAATCGATAGTTCCCACACGACAACGTGATATTGGTTTCGATGGATTACCATTTTAAGGAGACAAATGCTTGACGAAATTCTAGGGGAGATTAGTCTGAACTCATTGAAAATAGCAAAAAACTAGGGACAGCTTTTACACTGTCCCGTAATTTTTACTAACATAAGCTTGTTTTTTAGTACCTGTCTTATGTAGTTTGAGCTCTTTACCCCTTGAAGGAAAAGATAACTAAACCGATTAAGGAAAAGCTAACTAAAATGTACCACAGCAAAATAAAAACACAAGAACCAAAAAAAGAAAACCTGAATCTACCAACGAAGCAGTTGGTAGAAAACACAACTTGCAACGAGATTCAGCATCCTGGCAAACTTCGTGGCTATGGTAATAAAATCCTCCAATATCTCTTCATCTTTAAGAACAAGCCCGGTAGAGAAATAGCCAACGCAAAACTCGCAGACTACGCTGGATGTGATCTACGCACCGTCAGGCGATGGACGTCTAAGTTTGTCTCTATGGGTATCATCACCAAAAAGAGACAGGATATCTTTACATTTAACCAGTATTACGTGTCACCTCGTGTGTCTAAGAAATTCGGTTACACGATGTGGAGACAGACCTGTACCCCAGAACAGTTGTTCTTATCCCAATACAAAGTAGAGATAGCCCAAGAGCACGCTAATCGAGAATATTACATACAGAACTCAGAGCAAATAGAATATCAAAAATTCTTTCACCCTGAAACTGTCCTCCCCCTTAATATTAATATTTATATTAATACCCGTATACCCGTAACACGCGCGCACGCGTACACGAGGCCTGAAGAAGCACAACCAGAAAAGAACGAGGTGAACCGAAATCGTAAATCGTTACGGGTAGAAAAGAGTAGAAAAGAAGCAAGAGTAGTACGAAGGTTGATGATGCTAAAAGATAACCAGAAGCAATGGATAATCGAGAAGGCACTTGTGTCTGACGAGAGTAAAGCCAAGGCACGCAAGTCTTTATGGGATAATTCGGATGTAAAGAAGACCATAATTACACCTAAAAGAGAAGAATTAGCGAAGCTTCTTTCTCTTGATGAGCGGGAGTTACTGAAGCTTACCGCGTTTCCTGACGAGGCAATAGCGTGGACACTGGTAACCATACAGAAAATGCTCAAGCATCCAGAGACGCTGCAACCTGTATTGGATCGAATGGGATGGGTTATCTCTTTCTGTATGAAGTGGTGCAATCTGAACAAGGTGGAACCTGAATGGCGCTGGTATTATGCTCTTTGTGAGATTACGGGTATTGCGAAGGTAAACGTAGGCGAATCTCCTAAGCCGTTAATCGTACCAGGTGCCCCCCCCTACCCCCCCCAGCCGGGCCGCGAGTTTTCATGGGACAATATCACCGATGCTATTGAGGATCAACCGAAGTATGATCAACCCAAGACTTCACAATCATATAACTCAGCATATGCTAAAAAGACCAACCGTTCGCAAGGGCCGAGTAGTGATGACCTAGAGCGTAGACGTAGGACGCAAGAGAATCTGGAAGCGTTTAACAAAGCGGCGTGCGAGCGACAACGCGCTATCTCTAGGCAGAAGAATGCAGAATGGATAGCCCAGAAAGAAAAGGAGGGCATATGTCAAAAGGACCTCGATCTGTATCTTATGAAATTGCTGGGACTCCCGTCCCCTGGCACAGAGCCCAACTCAACGGAAACAGAATCTTCGACGGACAAAAGAAACAAAAAGTATTCGCAGGACTCGCTCTTGGGGTCCAACACCAGGGCCAACCCCTATTCTCTGGACCTATAAAGATCGAGTTTGAGTTTTATATGCTCATGCCGAGAAAACCAAAAGTCTCAATCAATCATTGCACCGTTCCCGACTGCGATAATTTGATCAAATTCTGCCTTGATGTTATGAAAGGTGTGTTGATCACTGATGATCGAATAGTCAGTCATATAGTAGCCCGTAAACAATATGACAATAACCCCAGGACTATTTTTACCATTACAGAGCTGGATTAATATGAGTAAAAAGACAAATAGCAAAGATACTAGCACGGAGATTAAACCATTGTCTATGAATCGGAGTTGGCAGGATTATATCGCTGACACCTCGTTTATGTTCTATCCGTCTAAGGAGGAATGGAGGAAGCGATTCATATGCACATTGCTTTCCTGGGCAGATAGAGAGGAGTCTCTTGAAGTGTCAGACTTTCCACTTGAGATGAAGATGCACCGCAGTCTCCTGTACGAATGGGTAGCCAAGTATCCAGACATTAAGGAGGCATGGGATATAGTAAAGCTAAAGATAGCCTCTAAGCGTCGCAAGGGTGCGCTTACTCGTAAATACGATAAGGATGTTGTCTTTAGGGATATGCACAAATACGATCCTGAATGGCTCGAGATAAACAAGTACCATGCTGACTTGAAGAAGGAAGAGGATAGGCAGCCTACTACCTTTGTGATATTGGACAATAAGCCACGAGTATTAACCAAGCAAGAGATGAAGGAGATCGCTGAGAATGTCGATTAATTGGAAGGGACTTATGTTGTTTCATTACGGTAATTGTAGGTCAGAGATAGAGAAGCTCAACAAAGAGCGTACGGTCTTACTTGGAGAGATACAGGAAGCTAAGGCTCTGTATAACTACCAGGTTGCTGACTTGGAGTTTAAGATTGCTGAGCTTAGCGGTGCGCTATCCAATAAGGCTTGCGTAATCGAAGATCTGGAGCTAAGGCTACGGCATCGCGAGGGGGACATCGAAGAGCTTAATCGCTATTCCGAGGAGATCACAACCAAGGAGATGGTATTTCTCGACAAGAAGGACTTTGCCAAGAGGATCGACGAGCTTACTAAGGAACTTGAGATTGCTCGCCAAGCTAATAATCGTCACGTAGATAATGATCAATATTCGCATGAAACTATGCATGCGATCTGTCTCAACAGAGATGAGAATCTAAAGAAGGAAATCTCTAATCTCCAAGCAACAATAAAGCTACTCAAGAATCCACCCAAGAAAGAGCTCGACCCCCACAAAGTAATCACCGCTACTACGCATGCCTTTGATACTGAGACTGGGAAATTCGTAAAGGTGCCCAATCACGGTTCTCGCGAAGACTATGCATTCAATCCACAGAAAGTAGACACAGCGGAGGATTCCCCTCTCGTGTCAGCCTCAGACCTTCACAAGGCAGGAAAGATTGTTCCATTGAGCGCTATTGATAAAGGGCTTCAGCGTTTGAAGGAACAGCAAAAAGAAAAGCCTAATGGTCATCACCTTGTTAAGAATAAAAAGAAGGGTAAGTAGATGTGGTTTATAGTTATTGGTATATCGCTTATCGCTACCCTTTTAGTAATCTGCGCATCAGCGCTTATTGAAGCTAATGAGAAGCTCAAGGTAATCTGCGAGAACCTAAATGAGATGCGTGCTATGGAGATCCAGAAGAAGTGGAGCAAGAAGTGAGTGACGATATATGCTCTCGATGTAAATCTCCTGCCAACTATGACTTTGTGCTCTATTGCCCCGAATCGATTAAGACAAATGGGCATGGGTACGTGCCTTTATGTAAACCCTGTTGGGACTTATGGGATATAGTCATGCACGAGAAAGTTATAGATTTTATATCAGACAAGCACTGTGGCCATGAAGAATGCGCAGAAGAAGTGGAGTGTAAGCAATGAAACTACATGAATCCCAATCAGCCTTTGCTCTTGATGTCGCTAAGCTTATTAGTTGGATTAATCAATCCGGTTATTCGGTGACATTCGGTGAGGCGATGAGAACGCCTGAACAAGCTGCTCACTATGCTACTTTAGGCATAGGTATTACCGATAGCCTGCACTGCAAAAGATTGGCTGTTGACCTTAATTTATTTAACGGTGACGGTGTTTACCTGTCCGATACCAAGTCATATGAAGAGTTTGGTGTCTTTTGGGAGTCGCTGAACTCACATAACCGATGGGGTGGTAGATTTAAGAAGCCAGATGGCAACCACTTCGAGAGAAATGAGTAAAGAATTATGTATACCGAATGGATATGCTTTGCTGATGAATTTCCCAGAGAATTTTGCGGTTTAATAATAAAAATTAAACCTGAGCCTGGTGGTGAAAATTTATATAATATTACCGAAAATATGATTTTTTATGGACATCTTGAAGGAACATATATTTTTATTGAAGCAGAAATAGATGGGGAAAAAGTGAATAATTGCCTCTGGAAGGCGCAAAAAGAGTATGAATATCGTGAGATTTATTGGTACAATGCCGGTTACTCGAGGATTCAACCTCTCTAATCCCGACGGCAACCATTTTGAGAGGAATGAGTGATGTTTAAGTTTATTAACTTCGGTCAGGGCTTGTATCCCGATGTTGGCAAACGGATAGTTATACTCTTTGAGGATGCTTACGGGGAGAAATGTATGCTCGTTTCTGTCTATAATGGGAATATATTGAATAGCTTTCCAAAGCCTTTAGGCTGGGCATACCTTGATGTCTTTTTAGACTATTCTCGTTATGCGTTGAAGTATAATGGATGGGATCTGGAGAAAGATCATTTAAAGAATTTGGAACTAACCCCAAAACCAGGAGTGGAGTAATGGATGCAATAGACCTAAAACAAATTATGGACAAGATACAAGAGTTGGATGATCTGCTTGAAGAAAACTGCCTGTATCGTGAGAATTGTATAGAGATACGTGACTATGAATCAGCGGAATTGCCCTACCCTATAGAGTTATCTATCGGCACTAAGGAAGAGGAAGAAGAATGAAATATTCGTGTAAGAATTGTCTAGAATGTCTCAATAAAAGTAGAAGAGCCCCCTAGGAAATAATAACATGCACGCCAAAAGCCGATTAAAGATTAGTCAGAAGAGGGTGTCAAAAAAACCACCTCGCGTTTGTTGCCATACTTGCGGGAAAATGCTGACCTTAAATAAGGTTTCACTATATACCTTTAAGAAGCTTGGATGGAAGCCTATAAAGGTTTCAAGATTTTATGAAGGATTCGCTTTCTGTCCCAAAGCTCAAAGATGGCCTATTTTAACCTGCGAAGGATGCCAAAGAGTTTGGAGATTTGCAGAGATACCTAGAATACTCAATAGTGGTTGGATTTTAAACTTAAGGACTGATAATGGAAGAACACTTGATGGAACAGATGGTCAATGAACTGAGATCACTGCTGCAAGGAATGAATGAGAAATATAAAGAGTTCTACCACGTTAACCTGTTGACGATTGTAGACTTGAAAGAAGACAGTTGTGAGAAATGTATCACTGCAGGAGCTAAGTGCCTGCGTGCTGTTATAGGTCATGATTGTCCTGATGTAGCGAGTTAATATCAACACCCCAGGTTTCCCCGGGGTGTGAGTCTACATACAGCTGCTTAGGAAAGGATAATTTCAGCAGCAGTCACAGTATATAAAGAGAGAGCAGTAAGAAGCAAGAGAAGAGAGTAGTAATGTTAGATCGTTTAGATATCCCCCCCGGTACTCGATTTGGCCAGTGGACAGTTCTTTTCATGAAGAGCTATCGATGCCGATACAATGGAATAAAATTTGCGAAGTATCAGTGTGTTTGTGATTGCGGGAGAGCCAAAATAATCGGTGTAGGTTCTTTGCATTCATATATAACGGTTAAATGCAGAGTATGCGGCAACAATCTGTTTGAGGCTCGTCGAAAGGCTCGCGAAAAGATTCTTAGGAAGCAGAGGAGACTTCACGCCCCCATTCGCTCAGCGCTTCGTCATTTTAGGTTATTAGCCCAATGTCCATTGGATAAGAGAAGAGAGTAGTAATGAATGTCGAAGTCCAAGTATCCCTGGATAAGTTTGTCTTACGACACTATCAGGAAGAAGTGTTCGATGCGATTGAGACTGGTGCCTTTAAGCGTGTATTTTATTGTGCCCCTCGCCGTTGTGGAAAAGATGTACTTGGTTGGAATTTAGCAATTCGCCAATGTATTCGTAAGACTTGCCTTGTGTTCTACGTGTTACCGACTTATGCGCAAGCGCGCAAGGCAATCTTCGATGCTATCACCATTGATGGCTCTAAGTTCCTCGACTTCCTTCCGATGCAGCTTGTGGAGGCCATAAATCAATCAGAACAGAAGATTAGATTCAAGAATGGATCAATACTCCAATGCATCGGTGGTGATACCTACGATAGCTCTCTTGTTGGTACTAACCCTTATGCGGTGATCCTGTCCGAGTTTGCCTTGATGCCACCGGATATATTTAGCTTCATACGTCCTATTCTTGCGGCCAATGGGGGTTGGTGCTTGATTGTATCAACTCCCCGTGGCAAGAACCATATGTGGCATATGTGGAAGGTGGTACAAGAGCTACCTGAATGGAAGGTTGTCGTACAAAAGACCTCAGAGATCCAGCACATACCAGATGAGGTCCTGCTGCAAGAACGCGCTCAGATGGATGAAGGGCTCTTTTTGCAAGAATATGAATGTAGCTGGGATCGTGGGATATCTGGAAGTTATTATGGCACCTATCTTGATGCGCTTAAGCTAAAAGGACAGATATGTCCCGTACATTGGGAGCCTGGACTGCTTGTCTATACCGTATGGGATATCGGTGTGAACGATGCGACTACGATTATATTCTTTCAGGTTGTCGGTGACGGTACGATTATACGGATCATAGATTGCTATTCTAATAATAACCTCGGGCTTGACCATTACGCCAAGCTTATACAGGAAAAGCCCTATAAATACGGTAAGCATTTTGCTCCTCACGATATCAAAGTACGTGAATGGGGTGGTGGTGCAGTGACTCGTTATGAGAAAGCTCGCCAGATAGGTCTAGACTTTACCCTTGTTGATGATGTTACGATCATGGATGGCATAGAAAACGTCTGGACGCACTTCAATAAATTCTGGATTGATCAGGACAAATGTCGATCTTTAGTAAATGCATTAGAAAATTACAGAAAAGAGTGGGATGAGGCTAAAGCGATGTATACTAATAAACCAGTAAAGTCTTGGGCAAATCACTATGCGGATGCTATGAGATACCTGTGTTTATCTATCCACAAAACAAAGCGTGGTATGACCGGTGAAGAGTTTGACCGTAAGAAGGCACAGGCGTTATATGGTAACCAGCAGGAATTGCCAAGGTTCTTTAGGGATGATCCACGATACGATAGACGCTAGGAGCCACTATGTTAAAAAAAGCCTTATTTTTACTACTTATGAGCACACCCCTCTTTGGGTGTATAGTTGATGACCGCAATGGGTCATTTCTCTATGTAAACTGCAATGAATTATGCCTAAATGATCCTGAGTTTATGCAGATGATGTTCTGGCATATTTGTTCTCAGGCTGAATTCGGTCTGCTTAATACTACGGTAGCAATGTACCATAACGATGACTACTCGATCCGCTGTCATTCACACCGTACCGGAGCCGAAGCAATATTTACCATTTCTATTGATGATAGACACCTTTCTGTCGAATATCATGCAGGTAATGGCCGTGCAGATCTGACAGAATTTAAAAGAGCTACCGACTCGTTCATAGGTGTGATAGAATCCCCGATAGTAACAGCTGATGAAGATCCAACCGGAGAAGAATTAGTAACTGAATAGCAAAAAATAGGGGGTAGCAATGTTAATGAGGCAACCAGAGTATTTACCTGGCAATTTTGGCGCGATTAAGAAAAAAATGGATTCAGATTATTCAGCCAACCAAGCGGTATGGCAGATATACTGGACCGAAGCTACCATCAATGCGCGCTTAGAAGCAGGTGATACCAGTCTGATGGCTGATTATAATACAGCCCAACCTAACAACAACCGTGGTAGTTACAGCTTTAATAGAACTCGTCCTTTATGTAACATGGCCTCGGGCTACCAACGTCGTAACCGTAAATCAACTATAGTAGTGCCCCTTGAGAATGGTGATCAGGCAACCGCTGACCAATGGACTAAGATCCTTCTTGGGATCTACAAGCGTGAAGGTATATACGAAACAATCTCAGAAGCCTTTCACCAGGGTGCCCTTATAGCTGGTATGAATCTCCTCCATGTCTACATGGACTACAATAGTGATCCCGTAAACGGTGATATAAAAGTAGACAACTGCGCCTACTCAAGTTTTTTCATAGATCCCTACTTTCGCAAGCCTGATTTATCAGACTGTTCCTTTGTGTGGCGTAGAAGTTATCTATCACATACCGCAGCAGCCTCATTAATCCCGGATAAATACGATGATATCATGGCTTTGCAAGGGAATCCAACAGGAACCGGCCGAGACGGGCGTTTTCAATATAGTCCCGAGTCATATGGTCAGACCCAACAAAATCGTTTGGCATACGATGAGTACTACTACCGCGATTACCGCAAGCAGAAGTTATTTGTTGATAAACAAACCGGTGAGACGATGGAGATTACTACTCAGTCCCCGGAGCAGATCAAGCGATTCTTAATCGATTTTCCCCAAGTTGCAGTCATCGAACAAACAGTACCTACGGTACGCATGGCGATCATGATTCAAGATAAGGTCTATTATGACGGTGTAAATAACTTGGGCATAGACTGTTTCCCTTTTGTGCCTGTGCTTGGGTACTATTCACCCATGATGCCCTACTTCTATAGCCGCATACAAAGTCTCTGCACTTCACTGCGTGACCCACAGATGTTGCTCAATAGACGTATAGTACTCTCTGCTGACCTTCTGGAATCACAAATAAATTCTGGGTGGATCATCAAGGAAGGTGCGCCGATAGATATCAAGCATCTCTTTCAGACTGGTCAGGGGCGTATAATACCCCTCAAGGATGAGGCGCAGATGACTGATATACAGCAGATTATTCCGCCACAGATACCACCATCGTTCTTTCAGTTGCAGGATACGTTCTCTAAAGAACTTAACCTCGTTACCGGTATTAACGAAGAGCTTATGGGCTCTGCTCTTGATGATAAGGCAGGGATATTGTCTGCATTACGCCAAGGTGCAGGTCTAACTACGTTACAACCTATATTTGATCGCCTGGACTACTCTCAGAATCTACTTGGTGAGCTTATTATGAAGGTTGTTCAGAATAACTACACGCCGGGCAAGATCAAGAACCTTCTTGAAGGTGAAGAGCCAGCACCATTGTTCTACAACAAGGCATTTGGTAAGTATCATTGTGCAGTAGAACTTGGATTCAATACGGAAACACAAAAGCAGATGCAGTTTGCTCAGCTTATGCAGCTTAAGGAGCTTGGTGTTCCTCTGCCCGATGCGAGTCTTATTGATGCAGCAACTATACAGAACAAGACTAAGATCCTTGAAGTTATGCAACAGCAGCAACAACAGGCACAACAGATGCAACAAGCGCAGATGCAGAGTCAAATGCAAGAACAACAAGCACGTACAGAGTTGGCACAAGCGCGCAGTATTGCTGATAAGGGTCTGGGCTATGAACGTGTTAGTCGTGTTGAAGAAAATAAAGCTCTGGCGCAAGAACGTAAGGCACAAGCTCTGCTTGATTTCGTCAAAGCTATGAAAGAATTAGAGAGTGTAGACATCTCGCACTTAGAACAGCTAATATCACTAAAGCAGATGTTACAGAATCCTCAACCGGTTCAGAATGGTTCTGATTCCGCTAGATAGAGGTAACCCCTTGCAGCCGTCGACAGATTGTCGGCAACTGCAGTTTCTAACGAAGGAGCCAGCTATGGCAAAAAGATATTTTGGTGGCGAAGATGCAACCATGGCAAGAAAATACTACGGCAGCAATGCAGCAAAATCTATGGCCAGAGCGCGTTCAGCTGATTTAAATAGCGATACAGGCATGATCCGAGAAGATCGTTCTGCTCCCTGTTTATTGCCTCGCAATGTAATAGATAGAGACTGGCCTCGTTCTGAAGTCTATATGAAGACAGGTGCTGCTGATCTCTTTATGGGAGTTAAGAAGCAAATGTCAGAAGATGGTGCAGACATGCGTAAAGCAATGGCTAACGGCCCTCACAAATACTAAGGAAGATTATGCCAGGATGTCCAAGACCCAATACTAAAGCTATGAAGATAGCATATAAGATCCTCAATACTCCTAAGGATAAGCAGCAAAAGAATGAACGCGTGCCTACTCCAGAGAAGGTACGGGAGTGGTTCAGGGATTCATCGACAGCACAATAAATGTCCTTTTATGGGCGGTTTTTGACACTGACAGCGGGGCCGGTGTAGGCCCCATTGTCTACCCAATGGAGATAAGATGCCTAAAAAAGTATCTAAAAGAATGATGAAAAAGCCTTCTGCCAAGAAGAAGGTGAAAAAGGTCATGGAAGAGTTCAAAGCGGGCTCTTTACATAGTGGATCGAAAAAGGGTCCAATAGTATCAAATCCAAAGCAAGCAATTGCTATTGGCTTATCTGAGGCTAAAAAGGCTGTAAGTAAGAAAAAGAAAAAATAGAGCTTCCCGAACAGCGGTTCTTCTTGAAAACAATACCCAGGTAAGATTTAGAAGGCTCTATCTCTCCTGGGTAGTGTTAATTTTTAGGGGCGTCTATTGAGCAAACGCCCCCACCATAATCATCAAGTAGGACCACTACATTGATAAAGGTTTTTAGAAGAATCTGTCTAAAAACTCAAAGGATTTCTTGGTCCAATATTTTCGTTCTTCTGTTGTGGTTTGGTTGAAGAATAATCGATTCCAAAAGGCAAACCAGGTAACATAGAACAGAATTATGGATACTACATAGTGATCAAATTGACTCATCGCTTCCATTCCTTTCGAAGATAAAGGAACATAAGAAGAAGCGTCTCGAAGACAAACATTTCTGTCCACGGAATTATCCTGTGCTTATCGAAGATGTAATGAACCCATGACCACATGTTTTAGTCCTAAGATTAAGCTGGACCTGTTGCCACACCACCGAGGAGTCCGCCGGTAAGTGCGCCTACATTGCTAAGGCCCTCAATAGCAGGACCAAAGGTAGCTTCTAGAGTTCCACCCATCCATAGGGCAGCTCCCGGACCACCAACAACGCCAGCGCCAGCTGAAGCTATTAAGATAGCCCCATGACCAACAGCATGGACTACCCATTTGCCAAACCAGAATCCGGCCGTAGCGCCACCGGGACCGCCACCAAGACCTTTAGCATTCAATCTCACCGCGTACTCACCATTGGTCATTTTATGAACCAACACATGAGAACTGAGAGCCTTGAATTGAGATGGCGTTACATTACGCAACTGCTTATCTACGTCGTATGTATTAATACGCTTTTCGATGCCTCGTTGACGATAAACAAAGCCTTCCGCGTCTTTATGAACGCCTGGACTGAATTGCTTAACGTGTGATTTGGTTGAAGGTGTTAGCATTGCCTGCGCAGAAAATGAACACAACAACATCAATAGTGATAATAGTTTCATGTATGACCTTAGACTGTTGGTAATGATAACAAGAATGTACCGATAGCAGTTGATGTTGCTTCAATAGTAGCAACTTGTCCTGGTGCTCCAGCGATAGTTCCTGGAATTACTGCCCAACAAACCCATGTTCCCGCATACATTACCGACTTAGATGCCCAATAGCCAAATGCTGCAACACCCGGGCCAGCTTGAATAGAAATAGAAGACAACAGAAGAATTGATAAGAATAGTTTTTTCATAATTTGGTCCTTAATGAAAAATAAAAATATTTAGATATCTGCCTTGTGTGCTTATGTGGCTTTTAACACTGCGCCATTCCTCCTGTATGTATTGACTGTTTAAAATACTTAGCTCAAACAGCACAATATTACAGGTAATTCATCTACTTGTCACGAAGATTTTTAATATCATGGATATATCGCACTAATCGGCTCATTGAAAAAATACATTGCTTGTTTGCCATCCAGGACTATAGGCTGTTGACGTTAACTTATCTTTTTTTTATGGAGGTTATGGTATGTGTAACAACTCAAGTAATTGGGGAAGTCCCTGCTGCAAAGGTCAATCAGATAAGAACATTAAAGCTAAAGATATTAGAGCTTGTTGTGTTCGATCTAAAGACATTGTAGCGGATGATTTCTGTACTCAGGATGCGCAAGTAAAGCATCTTGAAGTGGAACAAGAAGTAGTCAATGATTTATGCGCACAATCAGTATCCGCTAAGCAGCTATTTGCTGAAAAAGAAGTGGTTAATGATCTTTGTGCTCGTAGCGCGACGATTAATGAACTGTGCGTAGATAATCTTACGGTTCAAGGTTTTCAAAACTGTAACAAGTACCGAGCAAGTGTCGGATTTGCGGTAGATTTTCTTAACTACCCGCTCAGCACGCCGATCAACTTTACGACGATCTTTGATGATCCGAATAACAGCATCGCTTTTGGTCCAACTCGTTATATTGCTCCTATCACTGGCTATTATATGGCTACGTTGACGTTGAGCGTTAAGAATTTGAAGGGTGCCAATACGATAGCGGGTGTTCCAACATCTCAGATGGATATCTTGATCAATGGTATTAAGGTCAAAGCATCGTTTACCCCATTCCTCACATTCTTACCTGCACAAGAAGGATTTGTGTCTTCTCTCTTGCAGTTGAATGCTGGTGATACGGTAAGTTGGAACTACGAAGTTCTTGTTGTTGATCCGGTAACAGGACTAACTGCGTATGTTGGTACGGTAGATCTTGTTGGTGGCGCTATTGGTTCTGGCGTGGTATCAAGCTTCCAGATCATCAATATATCTGCTATATGCGATGATTCATCTGCGCCAGGTGCTTGTGCTCAATGTCCTATCGTTGATGTACCATGTGTGCCCGTTGAAACTCCTTGTGAGCCGATGGATCATGGCTGCGATGATGGTTCATGCACAAAGCCCAACGGTATGGATGGATTTCAGCGAGTAAAGGCAATCCTCAAGGATCCTGCTGCTCCTATTGTAGTAAGCAATTGTTCTCGCAGAGATGGCAATTGTCCTTCTCCTGCGCCAATACGCAGAGTGCGTAACTAAGCACTTCTTGTCTGGGGAAGTGGAGGATATAGCCCTTGGTCTTATGATCGGGGGCTATAGCTTTTATATGATATTTGTCGTACGATGCCTTGAAAGAGAACGGAGTAGTATGGCAAAAAAGACGTATGGTCAGGTAGTCCTGGATCAGCTAATAGCAAATCAAACAATGGACGATGATGTAATCGAATATCGTCGTCAGATGGAAAAAGAAGTAGCAGCCAATATAAATAATATTGCTACAACCGCACCAAAGCATCCCTTATATGCAGGTAGAGACTTCTATATTGTCTTACTCTTTAAGGTAGAAAGAATCGGACAAGCACCTAGAACACAAGTGTTTGCCCGCAGATCATGTCCCACTCCCACGTATAAGCAATCAGTATGGAAATACAACTCAAATCTTGAACGCCTTGAGTTCTTATGGTCAATACCTGATGCTTTGTTGTACTATCACATACTACGCAACAAGGATAAGTACATACTCGATAAAGAGTGTGCTGACTTGGCTAAGTTTGTGATCTTGATGGAGAGTGGCCAGTTAACCCAATGGGTAATACAAGAGAATGGTGAAAAAGTAGACGCAGTAATAAAGCTAAATAATCCAGAGGAGAACGAATGGTTGATGAATTAAATCCCACGACGCAACTCTATGAGCCAGCTCAAGAGACTGCACCTGAACCCGTAAAAGCACCACAGGAATCTGAAAAAGAAAGAAACCTACGCATACTCGGTAAGCGCGCAGAAGATGCTGAGCGTAGAGCAGCAGACCTAGAACGCATGCTAAACATGAAGATGGCTGAAAATCAGACACCAAATAAGCCTGTTATGGTCGAAGAAGATGATGACTTTGATGTACCTGATGATAACTTCATCGAAGGTAGACAGGTAAAGAAGGTTATTAGAAAACTTAAGAATGAAGTGCGCGAGGCCAAGCAACAGTTTAGGGAATTCCAACAGCAATCCTCTGTAAGCAATGCAGAAGTGCGCCTTAAGAGTGAGTTCACTGACTTCAATTCCGTTGTCAGCAAAGAGAACCTTGAGCGCCTAGCATCAGTTAAGCCTTCACTCTATCGTTCGATTATGGCTAACCAGGACATCTATGATCGTGGTTATGCCGCTTATGAGATGATCAAGAATGGCGGAATTGCTATGGAGACCTATCCTGATGCAGATCGCAGAATAGAAGAAAATAGAGCCAAGCCTCGATCAGCCGCTACTGCTCCATCTCAGTCTTCAGACTCTCCCTTAGCACGTGTTGGCGATTATGATCGCAGAACATTGTCGGAAGCACAAAAAGATGAGAACATGCGCAGAGTGTACGAAGCAAAGAAATTTAGATAGGCGCTTCTTTTTGAGGGGTCTAGTGTTTATTCTTGTTTTCACTAGACCCCTCATGTTGCTTGTCCTTGCAACATGATACCTACTCTGCATATACTATGCCCGTAGCGTAACGTGACTTCGCTCATCACAGACGTATCTAGGTTTCGTCAGCCTTAAACATCCCCCTATGGCGTAAAGAGCCTCGCCAGTTCAATCCATCGGACGTATGGAGTACTCGTCCAGCTCATGAGGCAAATTTCTAGTATGTTTGTGATTGGGAGTATGTGTATGATAACTACACCTACAACGCTACCCGCTCCGGTTCAACAAACGTTTGATGACGTGCTCTTATCCGTAAGAACACCAAACCTGATTATGAAATTAGGTGCAGAATCAAAGCGTTTACCGGCTAAAGGTGGCAGAACGTTACGAATGGCTCGCTATGATCGCTTACCAACAGCTCCAGTTCCACTTGGGCCCAGCGGTGCGACTCCTCCAGCGGTGCCATTAAATCGTGTCGATATCGATGCGACTATGAGTTTTTATGGAATGTATGTAGCAATCAACCAACAAGTTACCTTGCAGAACCAGGACCCTGTCCTTAATGAAACTGCGGAACTTCTTGGATTATCGCTTCGTATGACTGAAGACCAATTGACTCGAGATATGTTGGCTTCAACAGCTAGCATCTACAACTGCACAGGCGGTGGTAATGGTGACCTTCCTACTAACTTAACTTTATCTGATATTGATGAAGTATCATCTGCGTTGTTAACAAACGATGCTTGGATGATCCTTGATGCAATTGGCGGCGAAGATAAATTCGGTAAAATATGTGCCGAATTAAAACTTTCTCTGATTGACTTGGAAGTCCTTTGGGATGACAGGGCGCAAGCGTAAGCAGCGTGAACGACTAAGTGAGAAAGGCCCGAAAGGGTATGCGATAGTCTGAACTCTATGGAAACATAGAGAGGTGAATTCGAAGAGGTTTACCCGCCCAGCAATGGGTCACAAAAGTAACAGAGAATGACAGGTCCAACCAGAGATGCGTACTTAGCTCTTGGCCACACCAAGCTTTCTAAGGATCTTAATAATATCAATGGATTCATTTCTAAATGGAATTATCCCAATGATAATAAGGTCTTAAGATCTGAGTGGGGCTCTGTCAACAACGTGCGCTTTATGCTCTCTTCTGTTGCGTCAGTTTCACCTAACGCATCAGCCCTTGGTAACGACGTTTATAACGTTTTCGTCCAAGGGATGGAAGCATTAGCCTGCGTTGAGCAAGACAATTACTCAGCTCGCTTCTTATATCGTCCACCGGTTTACTCTGATCCATTGTTTCAGAACGTAACTATCGGCTATGTCTTCGCTGAAGTGCCACGGATCCTGAATGACCTTTGGATCACCAACATGCGTTGTACGCTATTATAAGGAGAATACAATGAGTGTTGTTTTTACAGGAACTAACCAAGGTCGCTTCACATCTACTGGTGCAGCGCAAATAATCCAACTCCGTTCTAATCTAGATTGGATGTGGGTAATCAATGAAACAGTATCTTATGCGGCAGGTGCTGGCACAGGTGCTGAATTTTATTGGCAACGTGGTATGACCCAAGGTCGCGGCATAATCTACACAAAGACAGCGGCTACGAATGCCTTAGCAACTGGTCAGATTGCAGCTAACGCAGGATTCTACCTTGTAGACTCTTCTGTTAACTTGCCTGGCCCTTCTTTGTCATTGACTGGTATCACTGGTGCTACACCTCCTGTCGTATTGACTGCAAACACTGGATCGCTTAATAACGGTGACATTGTTCGCATCTTCTCTACGGTTGGAGCATTGCAACTTGGCGGTCTAGACTTTACCATCGGCAATATCAGTGCTGGTACAAGCTTTGAGCTTTCGTACATGGCTGCTATTGCTGCTGCTAGCCCTGGCGCTGGTACATTCCGTCGTATTCCGTACGATGCATTGTTCTACCCACGACGTCGCTATATCACCAATATTACCCAAGCTGCACAAGCGGTGGTTACTCTTTCAGTAACTCACGGCTATACAGTAGGGCAAGTAGTTCGTTTCGTCATTCCTACCGTCACTGCCTTGGCATTCGGTATGACTGAATTAGACGGATTGCAAGGTACTATTGTAGCGATTAATACGACTACGAATACGATTACGGTTGATATTGATACGACTGGCTTTACTGCATTTGCATTCCCATTGACGACATCTCCTGGATTCACTCCAGCTCAGATCGTTCCAATCGGTGATAATACTGCAGAATCGCTGTTACTCAATGCCAACATACTATCAGATGCTACCGTTAACACAGGATACATTGGTATTCAACTCCAAGCCGGAACAGGTTCTCCAGCTGGTGTGAGTACTAACGTTATTTACTGGGTTGCTGGTAAGTCATTTAGTGTGGATAATCAGTAAAAAAAGAGGGGGGAGAAATCCCCCTTTTAAAAAAAAGGAGAACTATGAAAAAGCCAGAAGTAAAATCAGGTCTACTCAGCGCACAGACAGCTGTAGATCGTGGTGTAAAGATGACCAAAGAAGAACTCGCTCGTCAGATAGCCAAATGGCGTGACCGTGACGAGGAAAAAGTCACCGGTATCTTTAAGAATCTTGAAAACCCAGCAGTAGGTGGCTCTAAGGGTATGGTGCAATTTAGCTACAAAATGTACCCAGGCCAACCAAATGAAGTCTATGAATTATGGGATGGTGAACGCTATTCTCTTCCTCGTGGAGTAGCACGTCATCTTAATAACAACTGCTTCTACCGTGAATACCAACACTTAAAAGGTGAATTTGGGCAACAAGGTATTCGTGCTGCTGCGTCTGATGGCAAGCTACAGACCCAATCTATGCAGATATCGAAGAAGGTAAATCGCTATGCATTCCATAGTTTGGAATATATGGATGATGATTTGGATATGAATCCCTCAACTCTTTTAGAAGTTACCTTAACGCCGTAGGAGAGACATGGCTAACTACTATGCAGTACAATTCCCCACGTTTCAGCGAGCAATGCGCAATATCCTGACTATAACACAGGCTGATCAAGCACTAATAACCACTACGTTTGATGGAACCACTCCCGGCAACCATCAATATATGACAGGATTAATCGTTCGCTTGGTGATACCTAATGGATTTGGCATGGTGCAAGCCAATCAACTCTCTGCTCCGATAACGGTAATAAACGATACGCAATTTACTATGCCCATAAACACGACCGAGTTTGATGCTTTCGTGGTCCCATCGTATGAGCCGGGACATTTCGGAACGCCAGCTCAGGTCGTGCCCGTGGGTGAAATAAATGAAATATTGACCGAGGCAACTCAAAATGTACTGCCGTATCCATAATGTGGTAGAGTGGCGGAGAATTTTAAAAAATAGGAGGAAGTAATGGCAGATTCAACGCTACAGGCAATACGGACCAAGGTACGCAGACTTACCCGAAGCCCGTCGCTCTCGCAGCTGGATAACACAGAACTCGATAACTATATAAATACCTTTATCTTGTACGACTTTCCTGAGCATCTACGGCTCTTCTCTTTACGTACAACGCTCACATTTTATACACAGCCAGGCGTAGATACTTACCAAACGAATACAACTGACATACTTGACCCTCTGTATAACTTTAAAAATAGATACATAGCAATCCACCCTCCCGTGTTTTTGGCTGGGGTACAGGGATTCTATACTCAATGGCGTGATGTTTTTTATGGCTATTATCCTCAGACAAATACGATTGCCGACACACTTCTGTTTGGCGATGGTTCTCCCGGTCCATTTTCTGGTATAGTAACGGCACACCCGATGCTCCAGAACAATGTGATATTTACCTGTCTAGATACCGGAGGAACGGCGATGGTCCTTGTCGATTATCCGGTATCGAATACTACGGGTGCCTTAGGATTGCCTAACGAACCACAGATGTTACCATCTCCTTACGGACAAATAAACTACTTAACTGGTGCATTTACCGTTGTTTTCCCGGGAAATACTCAAGTCATGGCTCCTATTATCGTGGAGAACATAGCCTACCAACCCGGTAAGCCCTTAGCCGTTCTCTATTACGATAGTAAGTTTACGATTCGCCCCGTACCCGATAAGGCGTACCCCGTACAATTTGAAGTCGATATTAGACCGAGTGAGCTTCTCGATTCTGCTCAGGTACCACAACTGGAGACCTGGTGGCAATATATAGCCTACGGTGCTGCAAAGAAGATATTTGAAGATAGATTAGCTCTTGATGATGTGCAGAAGATAATGCCTGAATTCAAGATGCAAGAAAGATTGTGCTTGCGCTCAACCTTAACCCAACAGGCTAATGAACGCACGGTCACTATATATACGCAGGGTAAGAATTATGGATTTGGTTGGTTCGGTGCTGGCGGCTGGCCTTATTAAGGAGATATCATGGCAATGACACTAAACGATGTGCCTAAGTCTGGACAGAGTCTCGGACAGACACGGGTACCGATAAATCAAAACTTTCAGGTAATTGATGCTGCTTTTCAGGTTGATCACCAAGGATATAATCTCACGGGACAGGGTAAGCATAATAAAGTGACCTTCCCTGTTCAGGCTTCAGCTCCCGTATTTGCAGCGGGCGAGATGGGACTTTTTAATCTCCTGAATCCAAACACCAACGTTAATGAGCTCTATGTAAATCAGCAAGATGGCACACAAACACCATTGACTGCTGGAGTAAATGGCTCTACTGGATGGTTCTTTTTGCCTAATGGCCTATTGGTAAAATACGGTCAATCTTCTACTTCTGGATCGCCTCAACCGTATCCATTTACCTTTCCTGTTAATGCAGGAACACCTGTATTTGCATCATGTTTTTGGGCTATGATTACGCCCATTGGTGGATTTGGAGGTGGTGTTGATCCGGATATAGAAGTTACCTTGCAGAAATTTACGGAAACAACTCTGACTATATGGCGAGGATTTAGAACTACTACGGTAGGCAAGACGAGTGTTGGATTTCAATACATAGCTTTTGGAACTGCGGTGTAATATGCCAATGGATAGATTTCTTATAGCACCTTATGATCAGAACTCAGGCCAACAAAATAACGTTCGTCCTTGGTTGATCCCAGACGAGGCATTCCAAGAATTGACCAATGCGTATGTATTTCGTGGTCGAGTAAGAAAACGATTCGGTTCTCGGTGGTTCGGTGAGACATCGCTGGAATCGAGATTTAGAGTACGGGTAGATACAACTGATCCAGCATTTGATGCTTTTGGTGCCGTTCCTGGCGCTTCCGGTGCTGTAGGACAGATGTTTTCTATTGGGACTCAATTATTTACCGTAACTCAAAGTGGTACAGCTCCCCTTAATGATACTGGTTCTTCTGGTATCGCTTCGTTTAATACGGTTAATGGAGTCTATGCCTTTGTGGCAGTAGATTTTGCGAGTACTGCAGTCTATTGGTATCCAGCTCTTCCTGTCATGGGATTACTTACCTATGAGAATGCTCCTACCAATGACGAGACTATCATAGGATTTGATACTCGATTTGCGTATGAATATACCGGTGGATGGGAACGATTAGATCAAGAACTTACGCCTGGTGCAGCAACATGGACAGGAAATAACTCTCAATTCTTCTGGGCAACTACATGGGGTGGTGCTGAGCCCTTCAATAAAGTATTATATGTAACAAATTTCAATCAGAATGAGCCGAATTTTATGCGGACATTCTTCAATAACCAATGGGATAACTTTAGGCCTCAGATATCAGCAACGCCGACATATCTGAACTCATGTCGCCTTTTGGTCGTGTTTAAGAATAGGCTCGTAGCGCTCAACACTTGGGAAGGCGCTGGATCTCCTGGTGACAATTACACCAACAGAGCCCGATACTGCCAAATTGGATCTCCGCTCGATGCTGATGCATGGAGGCAAGACATAAAAGGCAAAGGTAATGCTATAGATTGCCCAACGTCAGAAGCCATAATAACCGCTGAATTCGTACGAGATCGATTGATTGTGTTCTTTGAGCGTTCTACTTGGGAATTAGTGTATACGGGCAACCAGGCATATCCATTTGTGTGGCAACAGATTAATACAGAACTTGGTGCAGAATCCACGTTCAGTATTGTTCCTTTTGATAAGGTGGCTATTGGGGTGGCTAACGTAGGCATCATGGCTTGTAACTCAACTAACGTAGATCGTATCGATGATAAGATACCCAATACGGTATTCGACATACACAATGTTGATGGTGGTGTAGAACGCGTGTACGGTATTCGTGATTACTTTGTGGAGATGATCTACTGGGCATTTCCTGATACTGACTCAGATTCAAACTTTCCCTATCCAACACGAGTCTTGGTCTATAACTATAAGACAGGGACCTGGGCATTCTTTGAAGATTCTATTACGGTGTTTGGTTACTTTCAGCCTACAGAAGGCATAACATGGAACTCTAATACAGTTACGTGGGATGACGATGTATCGTGGGATAGTGGTGCGTTGCAAGGTAAATTCAGACAGGTAGTAGCAGGTAACCAGGAAGGATATACCTTCATCTGTGATTCTGACGCTACGACTAATGCTGCTGTGTTACAGATTACCAATGTCACCTCGACACCCGTTACCCGTCTACAAATCATCGATCATAATTTACGCGAAGAACAATATATCTATATACAAGGTGCTATATGGGATGATGCGAGTAATAGCTTAAATGGACAGATATATCAGGTCATCTTCATATTTGATAAGGATAATGTAGATATTGGTCCTATTGCACCATTTACCGGTGTATATCTTGGTGGTGGCTTAGTATCCCGCGTAAGCAATATAGTGTTACGCACTAAAGAATATAACTTCTACGCTAAAGAAGGCCGTAATGCCATGATCTCTAAGATAGATTTTATGGTTGATGCTACTGCTGCAGGACAGATGCAGGTAGACTTCTTTGCCTCTACTACAACAGTACCACTCCTTGAAGATAGTGCTGGTAATGGTTGTCTTTTGGGAACTGGTACTCTTGATACATTTCCGTACACAGCTGCCAATGGTACCGCTTCACCAATACCATTTGAGGCGACTGCTGCTCGACTTTGGCATCCAGTCTACTTTCAAGCAGATGGTGAAGTTGTTCAGTTTCAGATGACTATGAATGACGCCCAGATGCGTAATACAGATGTCAGAGATTCTGGGTTCCAGTTGCATGCTATTTGTATTTATGCTCAACCTTCTAGCTCTCGATTCGAGTAAGGAGTCTGCATGCCCTACATACCCGAACAACAGATCAATACAGGTTCATATCTTGAAACGACCAGTGTCTTTGATGTTGGTAGCCTTGCGCAAGCTGATCCGGGTAGTGCAGAGTTTAAGGAGCTGGTAGTAAAGCTCGCCCAAAAGGTGAACGATATGCTCCTTGTCTTAAACAAGAAGGATTCTGCGTATTATCTAACGGAACAGTTCGTCACAGGACAATTATACTTCAATCCATTATCGGATAACCCGCTTGATCTACGTGCTGGTTTTAGGATAGTTATAGATGTTGGACCTATTGGGGCCGGTGTTACCTCGGTAGCTCATGGATTGGCAATAACAAGCACCTGGAAATTCACCAAGATACTCGGGGCGGCATCCAATACAGGAACGTTGGTGTATTATCCTTTACCGTTTGCCGGAGCAACTGGTAATAATATAGAAGTAAGGGTAACCAGTACGCAGTTGGTTATAACAAATAATAGTGGTGTGACGTTTACGGATGTGTATGTGAACTTAGAGTACGTTAAAAATTAGGAGTAAGTATGGGCTTTTCAGATTTCTTATTTGGCACACCAGCGGGTATACAACAAGTACCTCGCTATAATCAACAACAACAAGGTGCTCGTCAGCAAATACTATCCCAAAGTATGCAAGGACTACAGAACCCAACTAAGGGATTTGAACCGATTGCTCAACAAGCTCGCTCTCAGTTTAACCAACAGACGGTTCCCTCTTTAGCTGAACGATTTACCTCGATGGGCGGTTACGGTTCCGGTGCATTGAGTTCTCCCGCATTCGCTTCACAATTGGGTCAAGCAGGATCAGGATTAGAGGAAGGACTGGCTGCGTTACAAGCACAATATGGCCTGCAAAATCAAGGGCAACTTATGCAATTGCTCGGTATGGGATTAAGTCCTGACAACGATACCTATCAGACGCAAGGACAGTCTGGATTCTTGAGTTCTATATTCCCTACTTTAGGAAGAGTTGGCATGCATGCATTAGGGGCAGGTCTAACCGGTGGTGCTTCTGCAGTACCATCTGCTTTGAGTGAAATACTGCAGTTATTGTCTAAACCTCAACAAATGCAATAGGAGAGACCATGGCAGCAACATTTACTCCGTTTGGTAATACATCCGCTTCGCTAGGGCAAGCCTTAGGTACAGGCATAGCAAAACCTATAGAGCAGGGGTTGGATTTTCTAACTAATCAGAAGATGCAACAAATTACCCAAAAACATCAACATGCTCCTTATATAGGACTGGGTTACACCCCTAAAGAAGCAGCCTTTATACACGCGTTACCAGAGAAATACAGATGGGAAGCGCTGCAGGCATTAGCCCCACAAGGTGGCAGAATGCAGCAACAGCAGCAGAATCCTATGGAAGCATTGCAACAAGAACAACCTATGCAACAGCAACAGAATCCTAATCAACAAGTTATGGATTTATTACAGTCTTTGGGTAAGGGTAGACCAATATCAGAGCTGGGAGGCCTAGGGCAACTCGCAGCACCTCAGCAACAATTACCTCAAATGCAGCAACCTCAGCAACAACAAATGGCTCAACAACCAGAATCGCAAGGCGAATTATCACCGCGTGAAAGAATAGCTGAATATCGAAAGAACGCTGCACAGCAGCAACAAGAAGCGAAGCCCCTTAGTGCTGCGCAAAAGAAATACAATGACTCTATTGTAGATGCATCAAAAAATGCTGAAGACATATTGGAAACTGCTCAGAGAATGCTTGAATATATAGGAGAAGATCCATCAAAGTCAAAGCTTCAATATGGTGCAATAGCAACTTTGAAGTCTAAAATAAATCCTACATGGCTAGGCGAGGAAGGCCCAGGTTATGATTCTGAAGATTTCGATAAAGACGCAACGCATCTTATCAATTTAGAATCTGCCAAGCTAAAAGGCGTCCCTTCTAAGTTTAGAGTCCAATTGATTCAGAAAGAAAAAGCTGGCGTTGAGCATACTCCCAAGGTAAATAAAAGAATTTTGCAACGGTATGAAAAATTAGCAAGTGAAAAACTAAGAATGTTGCATGCCGATCACCCTGATATCTTCAAGAACGATCAATCTTCTTCTGGAGGTAATAACACTCAAGTTACGGCGGAAGACGCAGAGAATAACCCCCTAGAACATCCCGACTTCTTTCAAGAAGGAACTCGGTACGAAGAAGATGGGGTGACATATGTATTAAAGAATGGTGATTGGTCTAAGGAGTAATATGGGAAAGATAATATCTGGCGGTTTAAAGTCTCAACATCAGCAATCGTCCCCAGAAGGATGGGGTGGCTATGCAGTTCGTAACGTTGCTCGTGCACCAGTAGAACTTGCCAAGAACCTCGCATCTGGCTTTGGTGTAGGAGACTTAGCTCATGGAGCAGTCAACCAACTTCCTGGTCCTGAATTCTTACGCAATATGATTCATAAACAAATTCCCTTGGTTACACAGAAACAAGCAGCTCGACCATTTGAGCAGGGTTTGCCAGAATATCTCACCAAGGAGCAACCTGGTGATGAATATGCTCAAGCTTTATTGGGGCAACTCCCTTTCATAGCAGCTGGTGGTGGATTTTCATCTCCTTTAGCTTTTGGCAGAGAACTTGCTACTTCTTTAGGAGTATTAGGGGGTTCTGAAGTAGGTAAATATGCTGGCGGAGAATTAGGAGAACGATTGGGTAATCGTCCTGCCGGAGAGGTATCTGGATCTCTTGCTGGAGGATTAGCCGCTCCTTTTGCGGTAGGTTCATTCTTTAATAGACCTTCGCAATCTCTTGCGCCTAAGCTTCAAGCAACAGAAGAAGCAGCGTTTAATGCTGCTAAGGCAGGCAGGGTTGCTGCAGCAGAGAGTCAATTTGTTCCCAAGTTACAAGAAGCTAGAAAAGCCCTACAGGCGAGCGAATTTGCTATACCTAAGCAGAAGAGTTTATTTGAGAGTCTTAAAAAGAGTCAGATAGGTGAAGTTAAAAATGAAATCGCTTCTTATAAAAACCAAATAAAGTCACTCGATGAGATCAGAGCTCCTCTGTATGATACAGCCACCAAACTAGAAAAGAATAGCCGTGGAAGCGCTCGAGATATAGCTGAAGCAATTAAAGAAGTGTCGCAAGATATAAAGAAGGGCGTTATGCCATCTGACCAGAAAGCTCTTAGCCATAATATCAGTGCTGTAAAGAATGCTATCGCTGAAGGGACATTAAGCCTAAAAGATGCTAAGAAGTTTCAGAAGAACTTTAACGATCAGATATACAATCGTGATGCTACCAATAGCTTTAAGCGTTATATGAACAGAATAACTTCTGAATTGAATAACTTTATAGGCAGGAATGGTAGCCCAGAACACAATGCAAACTGGAACAAAGCTGAACAAGCAACACGCGAATTGAAAACTCTAAAGAAGGGTGAAAAAGAATTCCTCAGAAGTAAGGATAAGGCTATTCGCGATATACAACGCGAGAAATTCTCTCTTCAGACAGAAGCAGGATTAAAGCAGGATATTCGAGAAGCTAAAGGTGCTTTAAAGGCAACTGAACAAGAACGTGATGCTGTCATAAATGCTATAGGAAATGAGAAATATACCGCATTCCTAGAATCAAAAGATGCCCAAAAGAATGTAGAAAAAGCTATAGGAACCCTCATTAGTACCGGTATACATAAAACAGGCGCTGTTGCTGTAGGATCTGTCTTGGGAGCTATGGTATTAGGTAAGCCTGGGGCTATTCTGGGAGGAGCAGCTGGTAAACTGGTGCAGATTGGACGAAATGAATACAAGATTGCTAAGGAAGTGTTTCAGAAGCATCCAGAATTACTAAAAGAGACTGGTGATCTCATCTTGAAACTCGGCAAAAAAGATGCACCTAGGGCAATTCCATTGGTTAACACTTTAGGTAAAAAAATTGCTGAAATAGGCAGAAAGGATGAGTCGAAGCCTACCTCAAAGCGAGGTAAAGGCAGAATAATATCAGGGGGATTAATTTCTCGTTCTCGCCCTGTATAATTGTACCTAAAAAGTTTGCAGTCTTGTCCCACACAAAATTGAAAACTATAGCAAATAAGATTGATTCTAATATAAGTACCAACATATAACCTCCATGTGGTTTATTTTTCGTCTTCTTTGTATTGATGTTCTTTCTTTATGCGTTCTTGTATGGCTCGGTTGAGCCACATATTCATAGAGATATTTCGACGGGCAGCAAGAATCTTTATCTCTGTATGGAGCTCTTCGTTTACATCGAAAGCAAGTTGAGCCCTTCGAGAATTTTCTTCCTTTTTAGAAATTTCCTCCGGCGTCCTTTTTCTTGGTTTCCATCTTCCCTTGGCCATTTTATCATCAGAATTGTCGCTGTGGCTCCCTAGAAATAAATGCTCTACTCTTATACACTTAGGGTTATCGCAAGAGTGGCATACAAGTTTTCCGTCTGGTATTTCACCTTTAAAAACTATCCAAGAAGCTCTGTGAGCCAGAAAAGATTTTCCGCATATTGTTGTAGAGCCATAGCCTTTTGATCCATTTCCGGCTATCCATTCTTGGCATCCATTCGCAGGATTTATCCTGGAGTTCATATTGAGTTTTAGCATTAAAAACTCTCTTTTTTTTTCATCCAGTACTATTTTCTTAAACTTCATGCTTCTCCTTAGTGTTTCCTCTAAGTGTACGCTAACTAGTGCTAGTTTGTCAAGCGCATTGCCTGCGTCTTATTATTTTTACTTAAATGTCCTTAGTATATTTTTTAAAAAACTAAGGAGTTTAGTATGCCAACGCAAATAAGACGTCGCAATACCCTGTATGGGTATCCCAATCCACAAGCTGGATTGCAACAAGAGCCAATCATAGAGCAAAGAGCTCCTACGACTGCCGATGCTGCAGAACTTGGTACAACCTGGGTAGATAACTCAGCGAGTGATTTCTACATTCTGACTAATTCAGATGGTGGCGTTAACACATGGACATCTACATCAGGTGGCGCTACAACACTTACCTCTCTTGTAGTCAATCCTGGCAATGCAACTATCACTGCCGGTGACCTTATTGTCTCTGCGGGCGATGTGACCGCAACAGCAGGCACTACCACGGTAGGAACCTTTGTAGCAGGGGCTTCTACTTTTGTAGGGGATATGTCGGTGACCGGTGATTCGGTGTTTAATGGAGACTTTGCCGTTACGGGTAATATTACCTTTACCGGTGACGTGGATATTACTGATACGTCATCTATTAGTCTTACCTCAACAAATAACGCTGTAGGCGCAATAACATTGCAAGCCAATGGTGGCCCTCTAGAAACAATTCTCATTGAATCTGCACAAGGTACCAGTGCTACTTCTGTTGACCTTGTGTCAGTTGCTGGTGGTATTACGTTGAATGCTGGATTAGCTTCAGTAAATGCTATCAACTTAACGACTGGTGCTACCGGTGGTATCACTGAAACATATGGTTCTGCGGGCATGGTAGTTACCGGTGCCAATGGTGCCTTTACCCTTTCTTCAGGTACAGGAACAATTGGTATCTCTGCTAACGCTGCTAATACTACGGTAAACGTGGCAACGGGAGCTGGCGTAAAGACGACAACGTTAGGGTCAACCAACACAACCTCTACCACAACGGTACAATCTGGTTCTGGCGCACTCAATGTCACAGCAACGGGCGGTGCATTAACAGTTAATAGCGGTGTAGGTGCTTTAGGTATCTCTACTGATGCGGCGGCTACCACAGTCTCACTGGCAACAGGAGCTGGAGCCAAGGCAGTAACGTTAGGATCCACAAACACAACATCATCTACAACCATCCAAGCTGGTAGTGGTGGTCTTACCTTTACTGGTACTAATGGCGCTATCACGCTTAATTCTGGTACGGGTACTATTGGTATCTCTACTGATGCTGCAGCTACCACGGTCAACGTGGCAACGGGAGCTGGTGTAAAGGCACTCACCTTAGGGTCAACCAATACAACATCAGCGACAACACTCCAATCAGGCAGCGGTGCACTTAATGTGACCTCTACCGGTGGCGCGCTTACTATCAATAGTGGCGTTGGTGCATTAGGCATCTCTACTGATGCTTCTGCAACAGCGGTATCGGTGGGTACGGGCGCTGCAGTTAAGACAGTCATAGTAGGGTCAACCAATACAACTTCTACAACGACATTGCGTTCCGGTTCTGGTGCGTTAAACGTAACAGCAACAGGCGGTGCTCTGACCATCAATAGCGGCGTAGGTGCTTTAGGTATTTCTACTGACGCGTCAGCGACTACGATATCAATTGGAACAGGCGCTGCGGTTAAGGGAGTCACCTTAGGTTCTACCAACTCAACCTCAGCAACTACAGTACAATCTGGTTCAGGTGCCCTTAATATTACGGGTACAACTGGTGCTATTACCTTAAACAGCGGCGGAGCAGTCAATAATGCTATAGCTTTATCTGCATCCAACGCTGCTGGTGGTGTGGATATATCTGCAGGAACAGGTGGTGTCCTCGTAGAAACATTAGGTGCTGGTAACATTCAGTTACTCGCTGGTTCTGGATCTAACGGTACGGGCGACATCGTGCTCGATTCTGATGATATTATGACCCTTGATTCAGATGGCGTTCTTGAATTGAACTCTTCTGCAGGTGCTATATCTATCGGTAACGATGCGGTCGCTCAGAATATCAACATTGGTAGTGCTGGTGATCGTAGCATCTTGATCGGTAATAATACTGCAGGCACAGTGGTCATCCTGAACTCTCCCGATGGCGAAGGTATTACTTTACAGAATGCTGTACGTATCATCACCGGAGCAGGAAGCCCTAATACCGTGATCACCGCTCCCGCTGGTTCTTTATATTTAAGAACTGATCCAGCAGGTGCAACATCACGTCTGTATATCAATACAAACAGTGCGACTGCATGGACTAATATTACGTGTGCAGCATAACTTAGATTCTATCTGTCCCCGTGGCCCATCTGCGGGGATATCTAAAAAAGGAGATAGTAATGCCAAAAAATATTGTAAAAGCGATACCAATCGCTGTAGTAGATGCAGCTACATTTGCTGGCACATATGTGCCTATTAATCCATTAGGGTTACCTGAAGCATGCTTTTCTTTGCGTATCCTCAATGATTCAGATCAGAATCTTGTGATTAGCTTTGATGGGATTGTTGATAATTTTATCATGCTCGATAATACCGAAATATTCTTGCCCTTTCAGAACTTCTCAAGCCCTAATAACCATGTATGTCAAATGCCTGTAGGCACGAAGATCTACGTCAAGGCATTGGCGGGTACTGGATTTGTAAGTCTGAGTGGCTTTTACCAACCAAATTAAGGAGAGAGCATGAATTTAATTAGTTCATCCCGTATAGAGTTTGAAGACCTGCGATCTCTTGCCTTTGGGGGTATATCAGGAACCTACGCAGCAGTTGGATTGCCCTTTGCCAATCCAATACGCTTGCTCAAGATATCTAACTTCACCGATGCCAATTTGCTTATATCCTTCAACGGTATAGACAACAAGGATGTAGTAGCAGCCAATGGGTTTTGCCTTTATGACTACTGTTCTAATAGAGCAGAGCAAGCAGGCTACCTTGATCAGCCAGCTGGTAAGAGACTGTATGTAAAACAGGAGTCTGGTGCAGCTACTTCAGGTTCTGTGTATGTCACCGTAATCTACGCATCACAAGCATAAAGGAGTTACGATGTCCCAAGCAGGAACCCTGAACAGAGGTATATTCCCACCAGGAACAGTGGTGGAGACAGTAACAGGCAATAGTGGAGGCCCCGTAGGGCCAGATCTTGATAACAATATAAATATAGTCGGTAGCGGTGTAGTCGATGTAACCGGTAACCCCGGTACCAATACGCTTACCGTGTCGGTTGATGGTACGGTGGCCACGCAGTTTACGACTGACTCAGGGGTAGCGGTACCCGTAGCAAACAACATAGATATCATAGGTGGTACAGGTATAACTACCTCAGCCACTGGTGATACAATTGTTATTACCGCTTCAGGTGGGCCAACTGGCATCATACAACTTGAAGGTGACAACGGCGATACTGCTTCTGGTTCTTCAGTGAATATCCTCGGTGGTAATAGTATAACCACTGCAGGCGACAACGCTTCATCCATAACGATCAATGTGAGCGGGACTGATAATCATGCCGTCCAGGTAGGAAACGCCCTTGGTAGTCTATCCTCGATTGCGGTAGGCACAACGGGACAGGTACTGACGGGTGTGACTGGTGGAGATCCTGTATTTGCAGCGCCGGCAGCAGCAAGTATAACCATAACTGGTGACAGTGGTGGTGGTCTGGTGGGTAGTAGCTTTACCTTTTCAGGTGGCTCTACAGGTATTACCTTCTCAGGAGCAGGAAGCACTGAAACGCTCACGGGTACCTTAGTTGTATCCAATG